TTAGATCCGTGTCTTCAATGTATAGAGTAAATCCAGCGCCCGACGTGGCGTCAGGTCGTCCAGATCGAGCTTGGCCAGTTCATCGAGCACCGGGTGGGGCAGGCTGGCGAACAGGTCGCTTTGCTGCGGCGCGGCCGGTTTGCCTTTGGTCGGGCGCGGTGCTTCGTGAGGCAGGCTGGTGGTTTCCAGGCGGCTCAGGTGCTCGCGGGCACGGGTAATGACTTCACTTGGCACACCTGCCAGTTGCGCCACCGCCAAGCCGTAGCTCTGGCTGGCCGGGCCGGGCAGCACGTGGTGCAGGAAAACGATGCGCTCATTGTGCTCGGTGGCGTTGAGGTGAACGTTGGCCACCAACGGCTGGTTTTCCGGCAACACGGTGAGTTCGAAGTAATGGGTGGCGAACAGCGTGTAGGCCCGCAGGTGCGCGAGGCGCTCGGCCGCTGCCCAGGCCAGGGACAGACCGTCGAAGGTGCTGGTGCCGCGTCCGACTTCGTCCATCAGCACCAGGCTGCGTTCGGTGGCGTTGTGCAGGATGTTCGCGGTTTCGCTCATTTCCACCATGAAGGTCGAACGTCCACCGGCCAGGTCGTCGCTGGAGCCGATCCGCGTGAAAATGCGGTCTACCAGGGACAATTCGCAACTGGCCGCCGGGACGAAGCTGCCAATGTGGGCCAGCAGCACGATCAGTGCGGTCTGGCGCATGTAGGTGGATTTACCGCCCATGTTCGGACCGGTGATCACCAGCATGCGAGTGTTGTCGTCCAGGCTCAGGTCGTTGGCCACGAACGGCGTGGTCAGGACTTGCTCGACCACTGGGTGACGACCCTGGCTGATGCGCATGCACGGCTCGCTGACGAAACGTGGGCAGTTGAGGTCCAGGTTCAGCGCGCGTTCGGCCAGGTTGCTCAGCACATCCAGTTCCGCCAAGGCGCCAGCGGTGTCCTGCAAGGGCGGCAATTGGCTGATCAGGTCCTCGAGCAGTGCTTCGTAGAGCATCTTTTCCCGGGCCAGGGCGCGGCTCTTGGCTGACAGCGCCTTGTCTTCGAACGCCTTGAGTTCCGGGGTGATGAAACGCTCGGCGCCCTTGAGGGTCTGGCGGCGAATGTAGTCGGCCGGGGCTTGCTCGGCCTGCTTGCTCGGCAGCTCAATGAAGTAGCCGTGGATGCGGTTGTAGCCGACCTTGAGGTTGGCAAGGCCGGTACGGGCTTTTTCCCGGGCTTCGAGGTCGATCAGGAACTGGCCGGCGTTCTCGCTCAGCGATTGCAGCTCGTCGAGTTCGGCGTCGTAACCGGTTTTCAGCACGCCACCGTCACGGATCACCGCTGGCGGGTTGTCGATAATGGCTTTTTCCAACAGCGCAGCCAGGTCCGGGTAGGTGCTGGTGGTGCGCGCCAGTTGTTGCAGGTGCGGCGCTTCGAGGTCGGTCATCGCCACTTGCAGCTCGGGCAACGCGCCAAGGGCATCGCGCAGGCGCGCCAAGTCGCGGGGACGGGCGTTGCGCAGGCCGATACGGGCGAGGATCCGCTCGATGTCACCGATTTCCTTGAGTTGCGGTTGCAACTGCTCGAAGCGATAACGATCCAGCAGGCAGGTAATGGAGGATTGACGCGCCAGCAGCACGGTCAGGTCCCGCAGCGGACGATTCAACCAGCGGGTCAGCAATCGGCTGCCCATGGCGGTCTGGCAGCGATCGACCACCGATTGCAGGGTGTTGTCGCGCCCGCCGGCCAGGTTGGTGTCCAGCTCCAGGTTGCGGCGGCTCGCGCCGTCCAGCACCACGGTGTCATCCAGGCGTTCGTGACGCAGGCTGCGCAAGTGGGGCAGGGCGGTACGCTGGGTTTCCTTGGCGTAGGCCAGCAGGCAACCGGCCGCGCCGATGGCCAGGGTCAGGTTCTCGCAACCGAAGCCCTTGAGGTCCTGGGTGGAAAACTGCTGGCAGAGACTTTTCAGCGCCGAGTCCCGCTCAAAATCCCACGGCGCCCGACGCCGCACGCCACGGCGTTTTTCTGCCGGCAGGTCTTTGGGCCAGTCATCTGGGATCAACAGTTCCACCGGGTTGACCCGCTCCAGCTCCGCCAGCAGGTTTTCCCAGCCCTTGATTTCCAGCACCGAGAAGTTACCGCTGGTGATGTCCAGCACCGCCAGGCCGAACAGGCGCTCATCGCCCAATACGGCGGCGATCAGGTTGTCCCGGCGTTCATCCAGCAAGGCTTCGTCACTGACCGTCCCCGGGGTGATGATCCGCACCACTTGGCGTTCCACGGGCCCTTTGCTGGTGGCCGGGTCGCCGACTTGTTCGCAAATCACCACGGATTCGCCGAGCTTGACCAGCTTCGCCAGGTAACCTTCCGCCGCGTGGTAAGGAATCCCACACATCGGAATGGCCATGCCTGCCGATTGCCCACGTGCCGTCAGGGTGATGTCCAATAGCTTGGCGGCCTTCTTTGCGTCCTCGTAGAAGATCTCGTAGAAGTCGCCCATGCGGTAGAACATCAGCTGATCGGGGTGCTGGTTCTTCAGGCGCCAGTATTGCTGCATCATTGGCGTGTGGCTGGAGAGGTCGTTCACGGCTGTATTCATGGGTGTCAGGCAAGCTCGTTGAAAGGTGTGGGGCAAAAGGAGGGGCATTGGCCCGGCTTTTCCGCGATGGGCGCAAGGTTAACATGGGTGGTCTGTGCTACCCATATGTGAGTGGTTTTTGGGATTGGGGGCTTATCCGTTTTTTCGGTAACGGCTGCTTAGGGTTCCGCCCTGACGGCGGCTCACTTTTGAGAAGCGCAAAAGTAAGCAAAACGCTCATGCCCCACCACTCGGTGCCTCGCCTAGGCTCGGCATGCCTGAACGAAGGCATTGCTCCGTGGGCCGCCGCGAAGGGCCATCCATGGCCCAGCGCGGCTAACCCGGCATCCATGCCGGGTTGCCCACTGCGCAATACCTTCGTTCAGCCATCGTGGTTAACGGGGCGCCGAGATCAACGTCCACCGCGAGGCGGCCTGATAGCCGACCTGGCTCTTGCGGTCGTACCCCCATCAGATCTGTGGGAGCAAAGCTTGCTCGCGAGGCGGCCTGATAGCCGACTTGGCTCTCCCGGTCGTACACCCATCATATCTGTGGGAGCAAAGCTTGCCCGCGATGACGGCGGCACATTCAACATCGCTGCAAGCTGACCCACCGCTATCGCGAGCAAGCTCCCACAGTGGTTACTCGGGTTTCTCCTAGGTCTCGGCTTGCATCATGGATGCCTACCTCACCTCAACCACATCCAACGCCCGATTCGCCAGCAACTGGCTCAGCTCGATCATCTGTTGAACCCCCAGCAAGATATTCCGTCGCGAGCCCTTCAGGTCGAATGCCAGGTCGCTGACCATGGCGTTGGCCGAGGCCAGGGTTTCGCTGAGGTTGGCGAGCAGGCATTCGGCGTCGATGTTGGGGGCGATGATGAAAAGGGTATCGGGTGTGTCAGAGGCTTCCTTGTCGGTTTTCGGCTTGAGGTAATAGTCCAGGGCGCGAGTGGCCGCGTCGTCGAGTTTCTTGGCGTTGGCCGATTGGCTGCGGGAGACGTGATCGTCTGGGGTTGGGGGATTTGGAGTGTGCTTGCTCATGATTCTTGGATCCTCGAAGTGGGAGCCATCACCGATTCGCTACTAAACGAAATGGGTGGCAGCTGTACGCAGGTTAGTAGACCGGGGATCCAAGAAACCGGCGCACCCGAAGGCGCCCTGCGCACAGCTACCATCGAATGCAGGAGTAGGAACACCTGACTGGATGGAGCGATGTACATCTTGGAGATACCGAGCTACTAAACCCGATCACTGATGGGCAGTGACAGGATCAAAAGTACCGATGGGCCCCAAGGCGCACAAGCCGGCGGATTCTGGCGTAGTTGTAGGCAGAGGCGCAAGAAAACGTAGCCTTGCGTCGCACATTTGAAGGACGCGATTGGAGTCTTTTCTTAGGGGCCTGTAGGGCAAATACCGGGTGGGGGAGTTTGGCTTTTGTAGGAGCTGGCGAAGCCTGCGATCTTTTGATCTTTCGCTTGAGATTCAAGTGTCTGGGGAAAGATCGCAGCCTCGTTGCACTCGACAGCTCCTACACATTGCATATTTATGCAAAACAGCATTTGTCTTCTGCGAAAAGAACAAGCACTATGCGCGTTATGCAAAAACGCAACGTTTCTACCGTATTAAGAGCATTGCTCGATCAGCACGGGATCTCCCCCACGGAGCTTCACCGGCGTACCGGCGTGCCTCAGTCCACCCTCTCGCGGATCCTCAGCGGCAAGATCGTCGATCCTTCGGATAAACACATCTCGAAGATCGCCGAGTATTTTGCCGTGAGCACCGATCAGTTGCGCGGGCGCGCGGACGTTGTGCCCGCTGGCAATGCCCGCCGCGATGAGCCGCATTCCGAACTCAAGGACATAAGCCTGTGGGACGACGAAACACCCGTCGAAGAAGACGAAGTGTCGGTCCCTTTTCTGCGCGAGGTTGAATTGGCTGCTGGATCAGGAAGATTCGTCATCGAGGAAAGCGAGCGCTCCAGCTTGCGCTTCGGCAAGCGCAGCCTGCGCCACAACGGCGTGCAGTTCGACCAGGCCAAGTGCGTGACGGTGCGCGGCAACAGCATGTTGCCAGTGCTGCGCGACGGCGCGACGGTTGGGGTGAACGCAGGCAAGTGTGGGATCGGCGACATCGTCGACGGTGACCTCTACGCCATCAATCACAACGGCCAATTGCGGGTGAAGCAGCTTTATCGCCTGCCCACCGGCATCCGCCTGCGCAGCTTCAACCGCGATGAACATCCGGACGAGGACTACACCTTCCAGGAAATGCAGGATGAGCAAATCGTCATCCTCGGCCACGTCTTCTGGTGGGGCATGTACGCCCGCTAACCCCTCCGCTGTCAGATAAAACCCGCCGCCATGCGGGTTTTTTTTCGCCTCCTGAAAACCCGTAGCCCCTGTGTTTACGAGGGTTTCATGCGTTAGCGCATTTTTGGTGCATAAATAAATGCATTTGCGCATTGACTGTATATGCATCCATGCATATTCTGTGTCCAAGCCGCTCGACAAAGCGGCTGGCAACGAAGCTCTTTAGTTCCACCAACAGGCAGCGATGAACCGGCCTTAACGGTTCAGAGGGTTGGCAACTGACCCGGGTGTGCAGCGTAAAGCACCAGAAGCAGTTATCCGGCGGGCAGGGACCGCGGTCGGAGGAACAATTTGAATGGATCCGTACCGCGCCAGTCGCGCCGAAAGATCAACTTCCTTCTGGCCATTGGTCAAGGAAGGCGAAGGAGCGCATTACTGAAAAGCCCGGTTCATTGCCGGGCTTTTTGGAATGCCTATCTGAAGCAGGCAGATCGAAGAGTGCCGGAGTACCGGCAATCAATAAGGATATGAGCATGAAAAAATACGCACGTGTTGTGGACGGCAAAGTCGACAACATCTACGAAACCGTCAACCCGATCTCTGAGGAGTTCCCAGCAGACCAACTTTGGATTGACGTTACTGGCAGGTCCAACGCTGAGGTCGATTATGACTACAACGCAGTCAACACTGATGGGCTCTGGTCGTTCAACTCCGGTTTCCCTTGGCCACAGACTGCACTTGCGGAGCAGATGCGTATTGAAAAAAGCAGGCGGCTCGACAGCGTCATGACCCAAGTGGCGTCTTCGGGATTGCAATTCAAAGTCGATCTGGGCGTCGCTACCGCCGCCGAGCAGGCTTACTTGATTGCCTTCAAGGAGTATTGCATCGCCTTCACTCAGGTTAACAAACAGCCCGCTTTTCCACTGAGCATTGTTTGGCCAGAGTTGCCCTGAACGGAGTGTCTTCTTGAAAAGCCCGGCGCAGTGCCGGGCTTTTGCACTGCCTTTCAACACTCATCCATCACCCCCCCAGGAAACGAGACATGACAAACGAGCAACAAGCGTTGCTGGACATGTCGATCTGACTGGTCATGGTGCTCGCTCTGGTGGGTGGAGGGGGTCGGCGAGATGTGTCGCGCCGCCAACGGGAGGGCTTTCGATGCTGAAGGATTTCAGATGCGGTCACTGCAAAAAACTTCTGGCCCGCATGGGCGAGAACACCGAACTCCAGATCAAGTGTTCCCGGTGCGGGACGTTGAATCATGTGAAGGCCGTTGAGCCTCGAGTGATCGCCGGCGAGCGAACAGCGTGCGGAATAGGCCCTGCACTCCGTACTCAATGACATCCACCGAGGTAAGAAAAATGAAATTGCTCAAAAGAATCCTACTGGCGACTGCGTTTCTGTCGTCCTTCGTATCCCTGAACGGTTGGGCTGATACGGCCCTGTCGTGGAACCTGGCCCGGGACATGTACCTGATGACCGAAGCGGCACCGGTCGGTTCGCCCTGGTCGTTCATGCAAAACAAATCGGGGGTGAACGCCTCGGCCAACTACACGCTCTTTCCGTCGTTCCAGGCCGGGGTCTGTAATGGCAAGCCAACCACCTGCTGGCGCGACGATGCGACGGGCGCTTGGATTTCCATTCCAAATGAAAGCTTCACCTTCACGGGCTCGGGCACCAGTTTCGTGTTCAAGCAGGGCGATGTGGCCACGCATCCTGGTACCAACAGTCAGAGCATCTTCCGTTGGGCCAGTCCTGTCACCGGCAATATCAACGTGCTGGGGCGGGTCAATGACCTGCATAACGCTTGCGGGGATGGTGTTGGCTGGTCGCTGAACCTGGGCGACACCGTGCTCCAGTCCGGGAGCCTGGCAAACGGCGGCAGCACCACGTTCATGCTGAACAGCGTCGCAGTCACGCCGACATCTTCGCTTTATCTGGTCATCGACAGAAAGGCTAACAACTCTTGCGATGCGACCAGCGTGGACATGCTGATTACTCGGTAAAAACCTATTTATCTAAAGGAAATAAACTCATGAAAAAATTCTTCAGCGTGCTGATCGCAGCCGTCCTGGCTACCCAGACCCTCCATGCGTTTGCTGAAACCTCACCTGTCGGTTCCTGGCAATTCGCTTACTACCACGTTCCGGGCGGTGGTTTTTATGCCAACCAAACGATCTGTTTCAAAGCGGACAATACCTGGTACTCGAGTTCGCAGGCCGGCTGGAAGGGCGCATGGTTCCAGAACGGCGACGATCTCCAATGGAATGGGAGTGTGCCGATGCCGGGTGCAGGGAGCGCCAACAATCTCGCGACCATTGCCATGGGTAAGTTAGCTGTCGCTGGTTCGATGTCGGGTAACTACGCGGAATGGGCCGCACCCAGTGCGCTACCGCTGTCTTGGGACAGGCACTACACCTACACCATGACTTACAAAGGCGCGACCTGCGCTGCGCCAAAGTGACGTCAGCCTTCAATGACCTGACAAACATTTGAACGCCGTTTCTAGCAACTTAATGGGTTGCACCGACCCACATCTCATTCAACTTCAAACAACTTACCCGCCCAATCTTAATCACCCCAGGAAACGAGACATGACAAACGAGCAACAAGCGTTGCTGGACATGCCGATCTGGCTGGTCATCGTGCTCGCCCTGGTGGGCGGGGTGTCCGGCGAGATGTGGCGCGCAGACAAGGAGGGCGCCCGTGGCTGGTCGTTATTGCGGCGCCTGGCCTTGCGCTCCGGTGCCTGCGTGGTCTGTGGCGTATCGGCAACCATGCTTTTGTATGCCCTCGGCATGTCGATCTGGAGCGCCTGCGCCTTGGGTTGCCTGACCGCCATGGCCGGTGCCGATGTGGCGATCGGTCTTTACGAGCGCTGGGTCGCCAAGCGGCTCGGCGTCTGCGAAGTGCCGCCGCGGGACACTCCTCCCGACCAGCCGTGAATCGACAGCGCTGATCCATACCAAAGGAGGCGATCAATGCCTGCCCTTATCGAAAAACCGTCGCAGTTGTGCTCGGCCATTGCCCAGACGCTGCGCGCCATTTATCCCGCCTTGAAAGTCGGCAGCCCCCAGGATTTCGATGGCACCGACGATCAACCCTGGGTGCTGATTGCCCTTGAGCGTGATGCGCCCGGTAACCGCGCCAATGACGGGCGTATCGCCCATGTCCTGACGGTTTCCTTGCAAGTGGTCATGGCCGTTCCAGGATGGGATGCCTGCGATCTGGCCGGGGAGCTGAAACACCTGGTCATGGACAACCGCTGGGGGCTGTCGGGCGATCAATGCGACCTGCCCACGGAGCTCGATGGCCTGCCATCCACGTTCATTAACCCGGCACGGGCGTACACCGCGTGGACCCTCTCCTTCAACCAAACCCTGTACTTGGGCCCGACGCTGCTGGAAGACCCGCTGGGCATCCCGAAGTTTGCCCGTACCTGGGAAGTGTCGAACATCGACGACCCGGACCAATACACCGCACTCGAGGGTTGAGCCATGTTTGATGCGCTGTTACGGATGCATCTGGGGCCGATCATCGAGCGTCTGGCGCAGATGGAAACCGAGCTGGAAGACATGCATCGGCGGGCGGAGAGTTTCTGCCGCATCGGCGTTTGCCAGGAAGTCGACGCGGCCAGCAATACCTGCAAAGTCAGCCATGGCGGACTGCTGACCCCGGCGATCCGCTTTTTCAATCCGAGTGCCGGGGCCCAGAGCGAGTCGCGGATTCCGTCCGTGGGCGAGCAATGCCTGTTGCTGAACCATGGCGGCGGCGAAAGCGGTGGGCAAGCCGTGGCGTTGTTCGGCCTCAACGGCGGTCAGTTCCCGCCCGTCTCGACCCAGGCCTCGCTGACGCGGCGCCTCTATCAGGACGGTACGGAAAACGGCTACGACCATGCCAGCCATGTCCTGCACTGGCAAAACGGCCCGGCGGCGTTCAGCGGTTCTCGTGAATCCCTGCAGTTGAACATTGGCCCGTCGCGGCTGGCGATGACGCCCCAGGCCATCGAATTGCAAGTCGGCGCCGTCGGCATTCGGCTCGACGCCTCCGGCGTGCACCTGCGCGGCCCGGTGGTGGATCACCAGGGGCGCGTCATCAGTACCGCATAAGAGATTTCCTCATGATTGGAATCGATCGAAACACCGGCGCCACGGTCGACGACTGGCTGCAGTTCGTGCAGCGCGCCACCCGTGCATTGACCACGCCGTTGGGCACTCGCCAGAAGCGCCCGTTGTATGGCTGCGCACTCACGCAGTTGCTGGGGCAGAACCTCGGTGACGACCTGCTGATCCTCGCCCAGAGCCACGCGGCCCAAGCGTTCTACAACCCGGACAACGGCATCGATGATTTCGAGCCGCAGGTCATTGTCGCCAGCCGACAGGGGGCCGGATTGCTGCTGCGTTTCGCCGGCACCTGGAAAAACCGCAAACAGACTTTCGAGGTGGTGACATGAGCATGCTGATACCCGGCCAGAACCAACTGGCCGAACCGGCCATCGTCACCGTCGAAGCGTTCGAGGATCTGCTCGCCGAATTCAAGACCTTCGTGGTCGAGTACGTCGGCGCACGCTCTCCAGCCAGCGCGGCGAAGCTGGTGGACAGCCTCGAAAACGAAAGCGAACTGCTGACCTTGGCCCTCGAGGCATTTTGTGTCCGCCTGCAAACCCACGAACGCAAATACAACGCCCGCATCAAGCAGATGTTGGCGTGGTGGGCCACGGGCACCAACCTCGACGCTCGCCTCGCTGACATGGGCCTTGAGCGTCAGTTGCTCGACCCGGGCGACCCGGCAGCGTTCCCGCCCATCCCTCCGGTCTACGAGAGCGATGACGATGCGCGGTTGCGTTATTACCTGGCACCCCACGCCCCGGCAGCCGGCTCGCGCATGCAGTATCGGCGGGAGATTTTTACTTTGGGTGAACGGCCAGCGGTGAAGGTGGAAAACGCCTCGGCGGGTGTGGTGACGGTTACCTACACCTTCGACCCGGATGGTCATGCGGCGCAGGTCAAGGATGGTAATGGGCGTCGCACCGCACCGGGCGAAGTCACGGTCACGGTGCTGTCCCGTGACGGCGACGGCACGCCGACCGAGGCGCTGCTCGACGGTGTTCGCCAGCATTTCGCCCGGCCGGATGTACGACCGGAAACGGACCTGGTCATCGTCCAGGCCGCGCAGATCAAACCCTACAAAATCCGCGTCGTGGCGAAGATCAATGCCGGCCCGGATTCGGGCTTGACCCAGGTTGCCGCCGAACAGCAGTTGCAGGCGTATGCCGAGGCGTGTCATCGCCTGGAAGGGCGGGTGGACCCCAGCTGGATCGACTACACGCTGCACAGCGCGGGCGCGGTTCAGCTGCAGATTCTCGAGCCGCTCGCACCGATTGTGGCGACGGCTTTTCAAGCCCCGTACTGCACGGGCATCGAGGTCGAGGTGGATACGTTATGAGTGACGACACACCTCGCCCGAGCCTGCTGCCGGTCAACAGTTCACCGCTGGAACGGGCGCTGGATCTCGGTTTCGCCCGGTTGCTCGAACGCATCGATCCGCCGTTTCCCGAGCTGATGAACCCGACCACCACACCCTTGGCGTTCCTGCCGTATCTCGCGGCGGATCGTGGGGTCAACGAGTGGAGCTCCGCGGCGCCTGAGACGGAAAAGCGCCTGACCGTTGAACTCGCCTGGCCAACCGCCCGGCAGGCCGGGACGCGAAAGGCGCTGGAAAACGCGGCCAAGGGTTTGCAACTGATGCCTGAAGTGCGCGCATGGTATGAGCAAACACCCCCTGGCCCGCCCTACAGTTTTTCCGTCAGGGCGTTTACCGAGCAGCCCTACAGCGAAGAAATCGACGCCCGTCTCGACCGTCGCCTGGCGGATGCCAAAAGCGAGCGCGACACCTTGAAGGTGTCTGTCGGCTTGAGTGCATTCGGCCGTCACGTCATCGGCGCCGCCACGCTGTGCGGCGAACTGACCACGGTTTATCCGATCGTCATCGAAGGGCTGCAAGCCTCGGATCAGGTCTTCATGGCCGCCGGGCTCTACACCGTCGAAACCTCCACTATTTATCCACAGGGGTCCTAAATGGCCGACTACTACACACTGCTCACCGATGCGGGGATCGCCTACGAAACCGCCTGCAAGGCAGCGGGCACACCGATCAAGCTGTCGCAGATTTCCGTCGGTGACGGCGGCGGCACGGAATACAACCCGGCCGCAACCGCGACGGCACTCAAGCGCGAGGTTTGGCGCGGACCGCTCAATGCGCTGTTCCAGGATGAGAACAACCCGAGCTGGCTGCTGGCCGAGGTCACCATCCCGTCCGACGTCGGCGGCTGGTATGTGCGTGAGGCCGGGATCTGGACCGATACCGGGATCCTGTACGCGATTGTCAAATATCCGGAATCGTTCAAACCGGTGTTGGCGACGTCCGGTTCGGGCAAAGAGTTCTACATCCGGTCGATTTTCGAGACCAGCAATGCTGAGCTGGTGACGCTGCTGATTGACGACACGGTGGTCAAGGCGACGCGGGCCTGGGTGACCGGCTACGTGGCTGACGAACTCGCCAAGCTCGACAGCAAGCAGTCGGTGCGAGTGGCGACGACGGCTAACATCGTCTTGAGTGGCGCGCAGGCGATCGATGGTGTTGCGGTGATCGCCGGGAATCGGGTCCTGGTCAAATCCCAGACCTTGGCGAAAGACAACGGTATTTACGTGGCCGCGAACGACGCTTGGGTCCGGGCAAAGGATGCCGATGCGAGTGCCGAAGTGAGTTCGGGATTGATTGTCTCGGTGGAGGAGGGCGCTACGCTTGCCAACACGATCTGGCAGTTGATTACCGATGGTGCGATTGTGCTGGGCACTACGGCGTTGGCGTTTCAGAACATCACGCAAGGGTTTGCGCCGCTCAATTCGCCGGTGCTGGTTAATCCGACGGCAAATACGCCACCGATTTTCGATAGCAGCAAGTTGCTAGCCACTACCGAGTTTGTAGAGCGCGCGAAAGGGAACTATCGAGGATTCCTTAATGCAACATCCAATACGACGCTGGTAGCTTCTACGGCGTTCGGTTCTATGGTGTCCTGCCTTGGGACGTTTAACATCACTCTACCTGCTGCCAACAGCGGAGGTGCAGGCGGAACGGTAAGCCTTCGAAACCGGGGTGCAGGTGTCGTAACCATTCTTTGCCCAGGTTCAGACAACATTAAGTCGGGTAGTCTCACTAAGACTACGATGGTTATGCCCGCGGGTTCCACGCTGGATCTTACTACGGACGGCGCCAGCGGGTGGTGGGCATCAGGCTCTGCCCAAATTGTGGACTCGACAGCCATCAACTCCTTAATGGGCAATTATTCGGGCATAAAGATCATTACTGAGTCGACTGCGCTGACGGTAAACGATACTGGATGTCTAATTATCGGATCTGCTGGGTTGGCGGGTTTAGATGTCACGTTGCCAAAGTTGTCAACGACAACACCAGGTCAGACAATCATTATTTCCGCAGGCGCAGGAAGTTTCAATCTGCGAGCCTTTGCGGACGATCTGATATCTATCGGACTATCTGTTCTTTCCACTGTCCCTATTGATGTCTTCGAAAGCATCATATTGGTTTCCCAACCTGGTGGATGGAGGGCGATTTCAGGCACCGTCATTACTAAATACTCGGGAATGTTTTCCACTAGTATCGGCTCTAGCGGCAGCCAAGACTATCCGAGCGGGCTAATTCGCCAATGGGGAACCTTCAACGCGGCCTCTGCGATTGCTGGCGGTGCTTATACAACGCTAACGATCACACTGCCTAAAGCGTTTCCAAACGGGCTTCTTTCCGGGTCGGGGACAGTCCATAACCAAGGCTTGGCGAATGCTCAACCCCGGCCTAACGGCACTTCAAAGAGCGCTATTGCGATCTGTGTGAATAACAACTCTACCGTGTCACTCAGCAATACCGTTGGAAGCTGGGAATATTGGGGATATTGATCATGACTGTATTTTTTTGCGCCGAAACAGGCGGCTTTTATCCCGGAGAACCTTATGGCGATGCGGTCGGGAAGGAGTGTGTAGAACTTTCTCAGGAGACCTATCAAGCCTTGAGAGATGAGATTGATCAAGGCAAAGAAATAAGGGTCGTCAATGGTTGGCCCGAGGCCTTTGACCGGGTGATACCGCCAGATCAATTGATCGCCTTCGAGCGTAACTGGCGCGATTCTGAAATTCGGAGCACTGAGTGGTTGGTCGTACGTCACCGTGAAGAACAGGAGTTAGGAATGGCTCCTACGTTGAATGCGGAGCAATTTCCCGAGTTGCTCTCCTACCGCCAGGCGCTTCGGGACTGGCCGCAAGCATCTGACTTTCCTTCGTTGGAATCACGACCGATTGCGCCTCTCTGGCTCGCCGAGCAATCCAAATAAACGCCCCGCCCCGACGGGGCGTTTTCTTACCTGCCAAACACCCAACAGCCCCTTTCTCAAGGGGCTTTTTCATATCTGGAGAAACACAAATGGCACTGCGCCAAACCTACACCGTGCTCCTCCCATTCCCCACTGGGGGTGGTCACTGGTCGAGCGTCGGCCAGGAACTCGATCTGCTCGACGTCGAGGCCAACGCCTTGCGCAGCGCCGGTCGCCTGGCGCTGAAAAAAACCGAAGTCGTCGAACCGGCTTCTGCATCCAACCCGGCCAAAAAGGCCGCCACCAAGAAGGCTGAATAACCATGGCTGAGGTTTTGAACTTCGAGCACAACGGCATTACCGTCAATGCCACTGAATCTCCCGAGGCCATGGGTGGCCTGGGTGACAACGTCATCGGTCTGGTCGGCACTGCGCCGAATGCCAACGCGCTGATTCCGAAAAACACCCCATTCCGCATCAACAGCTTCACCACCCAGGCCCAGTTGGACCCGACCGGTGCCGAGGCGGGTACGCTGTTCCAGGCGGTCTACCAGATCCTCAAAGTGGTCAAGGTGCCGGTCTACGTCGTCATCGTCGAAGAGGGCGCGACACTGGCCGACACGCAGAACAATGTGATCGGCGGTATCGAAGCGCAGACCGGTCGCAAGTTGGGCTTGGCCGCGTTGAGTGGGGTCGCTGAAGACTTGACCATCATCGGCGCGCCGGGCTTCACCGGCACCAAGGCGGTGGCCAGCGAGTTCGCTTCGTTTGGCAAGCGCATCAAGGCCCGTGTGGTGCTCGACGGCAAGGACGCCGCGGTCGCCGACCAAGTGACCTACAGCCAGGAACTGGGCGGTGCCGACCTCGGTTTCGACCGTTGCCTGGTGGTGCACAACATGCCGGCGGTGTACTCCAAGGCCGCGAAGAAAAACGTCTTCCTGGCCCCGTCGAGCCTGGCCATCGCCGCGCTCGCCAAGGTCAAGCAATGGGAGAGCCCGGGCAACCAGGTGACCTACGCCGAAGACGTTTCGCGCACCGTCGAATACAACATCCTCGACACCTCCACCGAAGGCGATCTGCTCAACCGCTACGGCGTCAGCTACTACGCCCGGACCATCCTCGGCGGCTTCTCGCTGCTGGGCAACCGTTCCATCACCGGCAAGTTCATCAGCTACGTCGGCCTGGAAGATGCCATCAGCCGCAAGCTGGTGAAGGCCGGCCAGAAGGCCATGGCCAAGAACCTGACCAAGTCGTTCATGGACCAGGAGGTCAAGCGCATCAACGACTGGCTGCAAACCCTGGTGGCCGACGAAACCATCCCTGGCGGCAGCGTGTACCTGCACCCGGAATTGAACAGCGTCGAGAAGTACAAGAACGGCACCTGGTACGTGGTCATCGACTACGGCCGCTACGCGCCGAACGAACACATGATTTATCAACTCAATGCCCGCGATGAAATCATCGAGCAGTTCCTGGAGGACGTTCTCTAATGTTTACCAACCGCGTAAGACAGGCCATCGCGGCCACCCTGCAAGGCCTGCCGTTGTCGGCGACCGTGGAAGAGTTCAGCCCGCCGAAAATCGAATTCGACATGGAAGAGATGCGCGGCGGCCGTTTCATTGGCGAGGAAATGGCCAAGGGCGGCAAGGTGCTGACGGCCAAGCTGACCCTGCAAGGCCTCGGCCAGGAAGTCATGCTGGCGCTGGGCGTGAGCGTGGGCGACGACATTCTGCTGAACGTGCGTGAAGCCGGCCAGGATCAGGACGGCAACACTTGGTTTACCTACCACACGGTGGGCGGCAAGTTGAAATCCCTCGAGGAAACCGCGCTGAAAATGGGCGAGAAACCCAAGACCAACCTGGAGCTGTCCTGCCGCACCTACAACCGCCTGGAAAACGGCGTCCCGGTGATCGACATCGACGTGCGCACCCAGAAGTTCGTACTCAACGGCGTCGACATTCTTGGCGATGCACGCCGTGCGGTGTTGTTGCCTTAAACAAACCCGTCGGTTGGACACAGTCCCTGTGGGAGCGGGCTTGCTCGCGAAGAGGCCATCAAGTTCAACATCAATGTTGATCGACATACCGCTTTCGCGAGCAAGCCCGCTCCCACAGGTGGCTCGCCCACCCTGATTCACCAAGGAATTGATTTCATGTCCTGGATGCCTCCTACCCATGAGCTGTTGTCACCGATCACCAGTGACGACGGCTCGCAGATCGAGCAGATCACCCTCAAGCCGCTGTACTACGCCGCGCAAAAAGACGCCCTGGCCCGCGCTGGCGATGACGAAGACGATCAGTTCTTCGAACTGGCCAAACTGGCCACCGGCCTGTCGGTCAAGGAACTCGACCAGCTCAAGCGCCCGGACTACGTCAGCATTGCCCAGTACGTGCACGAAATGTCCACGCGCCCGGCGTCGTACTTTCTGGATGACCCACAGGCCGATCCCGACCAGGTGCAACTGCTGCAACCGCTCGACGTCGCCGGCCGCAGTGTGACCGCGCTGACCCTGGAAATGCCGGTGCTGCGTGCGACCAAGGCGATGAAAAAACTGAAGACGGCCAAGGAACGCGCCGAGTTCATCACCGCCCATTGCACCGGCCTGATGATGCCCGATCTGGACCTGTTGACCGTGCCCGACTGGACCCAGTTGCAGGTGCGCATCGACGATTTTTTAAACAAACCGGCGGACTTCTTTCGGAACGCGACATCGAAGTGATCCTCGATGTGGTGCCGCTCATTTACTCGGTAAGTGAGGCGGAAATCCTGGAGTGGGACGCCGGCAAGGCCTTGCGCCGCTACGACATCGCGATCACTCGCCTTGGCGTGAAACAGGAGTAGAGCGGGATGGCGGACGATAGATATTCGCTCAAATACGCAACCTTCAATGAGAGTGGGTTGGCGTTCGGGAATACTGGCCCCACCAGTGGTGTGTCGGCACAAGGCGCGTTCGCCAGGGATCAACTGGCGAGCCTCGATCTGGCGCTGGAAAAACTCGGGCTCAAGCTCGGACTGCTGACCACGGCGATCGAGTCGCTGACGGTAAAGCTTTCGGCGCAACGATTGTTTTCCCAATCGATGGGCGCTGGCGCCAAGGGTGAGTCGGCCAACGAGCCAAAGGGTAAGTCGGGTGGCGGTATCGAACCACCGGCGCTGCTCAAACCCGCGATAGCGATGGATTCGGCCATGGCCGATCTGAAGCAGGCCACCCAATTCACGCCTCGTCAGATTGCCGAAGTGGCGGAACCCACCCAGCGTATCGCCAGTGCGCCATTGGTGGCGGCCGGCGGGACCACGGCGGTTGAGGTGGTGAGGATGCAAAGCCTGGCGGCCAGGGCAGGCATCGGTAACGATCTGCCCAATGCCTCGGACCGGCAATTGGCACTGTTGCGCTTCGCCAGTGATGCGGGTGTCACCGCATCGACGTTCAAAATGCCGGCCATGGAAGCCGCTGAGATGGTGCTCGGCTGGCGCACTTCCATGAAGCTCAGCGCAGAGAAAGCGTTTGATCTGGCGGATGCAACCAACCACCTGAGCAAGATTCCCGGTGGTGCGAAAGCGAGCGAGATCGGCACGGTGTTGCAGCGTGACGGTGCGGCCGCGACCTCGGCGGGCCTGCAGCCTGCCCAAGCTGCGGCACTGACGGCGGCACTTCTCAATACCGGCGCGCAACAAGCTGAAGCGGGTGTGGCGCTCGATCACTTCACGACCGCTTTAGGCAAGGGCGATCAGGCCTCCGCGACCGAGCAAGCGGCCTGGAAGCAACTGGGGCTGGATCCCAAGGAAGTGGCGAGTGGGCTGCGTGACAAGGACGCCGCGCCGGGGACTGTGATGTCGGTGCTGGCAGCCTTGAACGCGCAGCCGGCCGAAAAACGCTCAACCCTGGCCTCTTCGCTGTTTGGCACTGGGGATGCAGCAGTGCTGCGCATGTCGCAGAAACTCGACGATGTGAATGCGGCGTTCTGGCAGGTGAAAGACCCAGGCCAATACGCCACATCGCAATTGGGCAACGACGGTTCGGTGCGGCAGGACGCGTTGGCGCTGTCGAACACCCGGCAGGGCCAGCTGAACGTCCTCAACGCCCGCAGCGAGCGTCTGTCGGTGGCCACGGGAAATGCCTTGATGCCTTCGGCGGATAGCTCGTTCCAGTGGCTGGGTTCGCTGGCCGATGGCATGAGTGAGTTGGCTGAGTCCTCACCTAAAGCCGCTGCGGCCATTGTGGTGATTGGTGCGGCGATCAAACCGCTGGTGGGCGCGTTGCTCAAGGCGGTAGGGGATGAGATATCCAGTCAGGTGGCCAAGCGGGTGTTGGGTAGGGCCGCTCCGCACCTTCCCGGCCGATTGGGTGACGTGATCTCCGAAGATTTCAGAAATCGTCGTGGGGACAAGCTGGATACAAGCAATGCCAGCCAGCGTCCCGAACCCACGAGCAGGCCGAAAATACGCGTCAGTACACGAGGCTCACTCGGGCCAACGGCCTCATTACGCTCGATGACTCGCAGGGCGCCCGGCCCCTTAAAAGTAGTCGGCGCCGTCGCTGATGTGGCCGAGGGTGTCCTTACCGGCGACAAACGAATGATGGGCGCAGGCCTGGGAGCCGCAGGTGGCGGCTGGGCAGGCGCTGCTGCGGGGTCTGCGGCCGGTGCCGCTTTGGGGAGTGTCGTTCCGGTGCTCGGCACTGCCATTGGTGGTGTGCTTGGCGGACTGCTTGGCGGCTGGTTGGGGAGCGATGCCGGTGCGTCTCTGGGTGAAAAACTCGTCACCCCCGACAGACTCGCCGCTCCAGATCAGGTCAGCAAAGACCTGGCCAGCACCCAGGCAACCACACAACAAAACACCATGACCGCAAACATCTACATCAACGGCCAGGACCAGGCCAGCGCGAGTCAGTTGGCCAACCTGGTTGTGCAACAACTCTCGGGCCAATTCGGCTTGACGACCATGCCCAACTCACTCGCCATGCGCAGTGACGCGGCCCTGACCGACGGAGGTACGTGATGCGTCAGCAAATGGCACTCGGCAGTTTCATTTTCGGTCTGTCGAGAAACTTTGCGTACCACAGCCTGGTACGCACCTCGGACGGTGGCTGGAAGAGCATCGACATCCTCACCAGCAAACCCAAGTCCAGCCAGATCGGCCAAGGCCTGCAAGGGCTGACGATCACCGGCAAGTCGATGTACGCGACCGCCATGGATCGCCTTGATGAGTTGCGCGCCTTGCAGGCGCAGCGCGTGCCCGTGCCGTTGGTTGACGGCATCGGTCGCAATTGGGGCCTGTGGCAGATCAACAAGGTCACGGAAACCCAGACCGAGATCATCGATGACGGCACGGCGATGGTGGTCGGCTGGGTGGTTGAATTGACGGAGTTCGCCAATGCGTAGGGTTCGAAGTATCGCCGGTGATTCGGTGAATCTGTTGCTGTACCGCGAGCTTGAGCGTTGTGACGATGCCGCCGAGGAGGCGCTCTGGCTGCTCAATCCGGGCTTGGCTGAATGGGGCCCGGTATTGCCGGCCGGGGTGTGGGTTGTCCTGCCGGAAGTGGATCTCAAACCTGTTGCACCCACACCGGTTTCGGCCTGGGATTAAGGAGGCAACATGTCACTGGGTTTCACGCCTGCGGTGGAAATTTATGGTGCGAACGCTGCACTGCTCAACGAACGATTGCTCAGTTGGACACACGTCGATGCGGCGGGGATCGAGTCCGATCAGCTGACGCTCACCATTAGCCTGGACGGGCTCGAAGGGTTGCCCAGCCTGGGCGGGAAGATCGGTCTGCGGGTCGGTTATCTGGAGTCGGGACTGGTGGATAAAGGCGAGTTTGTCATCACCCGGCGCACGCCGTTCCTGTTTCCCCTGCAACTCGTGCTGGTGGCCATGGCCGCACCCTTCAGTGCGGCAGACCAGACCGGGTTCAAGCAACGCCGATCCGTCAGCCATGGCCCAACCACCCTGGGGGCCCTGTTTCGGCAACTGACTTCCAGGCACGGTTTTTCCCCCCGTGTGGCGCCGGACCTGTCGCTGATCAAAATCGAGCACATCGACCAGACCAATGAAACCGACATGGGCTTCCTCACGCGCCTGGCCCACCGTTATGACGCCGTCGCCAAGCCGATCAACGAGCTGTATGTGCTGGCTCGACGCGGCCAGGCGAAGTCGTTGTCGGGCAAGGTCCTGCCCGAGATGAAACTGTCGGTGACGACCAATAATCGCCCGGGCGACCACGCGTTCATCTCGGCCAAGTTGGATGAAACTGCTCGGGCGAAATACCAGGGCTGCAAGACCAGTTGGTGGGATGCGGCGGCCGGCAAAGTGCGTGTCGAGGAGAGCGGCCTCGCGCCGTTCAAGACCCTGCGCCAGCGCTTCCAAAGCGCAGACGACGCCCGCGCCGCCGGTGAAGGCGAGGTGCGCCGGATGCTGCGCGAAGCCCTCAAGGTGAGCATCGAATGCCCCGGTAATCCAGGGCTGTCCGCTGAAGGCATCGTGCTGCTGGATCCCACCTGGCCGGACTTCATGCGCGGTCGCTGGTCGATCGACAAGGTCACCGCCAGTGGCGACCGGGAAAAAAGCTATCGCTGCTTGATTCATGCAACCTGCCTGGATGCCAAGGCCTGACCCCACCCCCGCTGTGGGAGCGAGCTTGCTCGCGATAGCGGTATGACATTCGACATCTTCATTGCCTGACACGCCGCCATCGCGAGCCTCCCGCTGGCCGGGCATTTCAATAACGTGTTTTCGATGATCTGATCATGGACATTACCCCACAGCAACTCATCAACATCATGCCCAACGCCCGCGCCCAAGCGGGCGTTTTTATTTCCGCGCTGAACACCGCCATGTCCCGCTATGGTATCGACACACCCAAACGCATCGCCGCGTTCCTGGCCCAGGTCGGTCATGAGTCGGGACAACTGCGTTATGTACGCGAGCTGGGCAGTGAGCAATACCTGAGCAAATACGATACCGGAACCCTGGCCGTTCGCCTGGGCAACTCGCCCCAGGCTGACGGTGACGGCCAGAAATATCGCGGCCGAGGACTGATCCAGATTACCGGCCATGACAATTACCTTCGCTGCAGTCAGGGGCTGTTCGGCGACGAACGCCTGCTGGCCTTGCCTGAGCTTCTTGAGCAGCCGCAATGGGCCACCGAGTCCGCCGCTTGGTTCTGGGAGCAGAACGGCTTGAACGAACTGGCCGATCGTGATCAGTTCAACACCATCACCCGGCGCATTAATGGCGGTTTGAACGGCCTGGAGGACCGCCTGCAATTGTGGGCCCGGGCGAGGGCGGTGTTATGCCAACCTTCGACCTGATGCCTTTTTCGTCTCGCACCCTGGGCATTGTTGTGTTGCTCGCGCTGCTGGCCGGCGGTTCGGCGATGCTCGCGTGGCGGTTCCAGGACTGGCGTTACGGACAGCAGTTGGCCCAACTCGCACAGTCCCACGCCGAGACGCTTAATCAAATCACCCAAGCGGCCGCGACGCTGCAGAAGGCCGAGCAGGACAAGCGCCGGGCCCTGGAACAGCAACTTTCCGCCAGCGAACAAACCCATTACCGAGCCTTGAGCGATGCCCAACGTGACCAGGATCGCCTGCGCGATCGCCTTGCTACTGCCGATGTCCGGCTGTCAGTCCTCCTCGACGCCGACGATGTTGCCGCCGGTTGTGCAGTGCCTGCCGCCACCCGCGCCGGCGGCGTGGATCATGGCGCCCCACGCGCCCGACTTGACCCGGCGCATGCTCAACGAATTATCGCCATCACCGACGCCGGTGATCGCGGACTGATTGCCTTGCAGGCCTGTCAGGCCTATATCAGAGCGCTGGATCGGTAA